GAGCACTCTGACACTGACCACAAAGTAACATCCAAACACGACGACGGTTTTGAGCACACCATGTCTCACGGAAGCTCTAGGGAAGCCCACGATAGCGCCAGCAAACTTGCTTTAGAATCAGGGGGAGTGGATCAGAACCGAGATGTAAAAAAGACTGACCACCCGCCACAGCAAGGGGCAAAATCCGAGCAGGAAAATTGGGAAATGCCTGATCTCGCGTAAGGAGCAAAATATGCCAGCCGCTGAGATAATGCACAAGTTCTACCATCGTATTCCCATGTCAAATGGGAAGAAGATCAAGAACCTTGCTCAAGCAAAGGCTATCGCCAGCCAGTATGGAGATGAAGGCGAAAAGAAAAAGAAATTTACGTACCGAAAGAAGTGACGTATGTGGTGTCGAGTTTGTCCTCAGTGTAAACGCACACTTTACAAGAAGAACTTGCTTGACACCCTACGTTGTATTTGTGGGTGGATTTGGGGTTAACATGGCAAAGTTTATTCATATTGCTCCCAGCGAAGAAAAAACGGGATATACACCCCGAAAGTCTGGGAACGAGCATTGTTCCAACTGCGAGTACTTCGTAGAGTCTGAGGGTGGATGCAAAGGTCCGAGCATGATGAAACTTTCAGAACGTCCGAAGTTAGCAAACGGGCATGTAAAAGTGCAGCCCACAGGCTGGTGTAAATTCTGGGACGGGGAGTAATTTATGCTGGGAATATCCCGCAAAACCCTCAACAGTCGCATCAAAGATGAGAAGAAGGCGCAAAGCGATTATGGCAAAGATATTGCCGAGTCTAAGCGCAAAAAAGACCCGAGGGCCGCTAAGGTAATCGGGCACATTCGCGGAGAAGAACGTGAGCATGAATCTATGCTCAGAAAACTAGGAGCATAAATGGCAGACCAAGATATGGTAACGAATGCTCCGACACCTGTACCCAACGCGCAGCCAGAGTCACCGAACAATAGTCCCTTGGGTGTTTATGCCCCTTTCGACTACTCCTCGGAGCCCTTCGCGGAACTGTCTAAAGATGCCGAAGGTGCGCTTATGCAACTCGACATCATTGCAACCAAGACAGATGTTGCCGCTCGTAGGTTTGAGGTTGAGCAAGCGTGGGAGGCTCTCCATTTTGACAGAGGTTATCAACACTTGTTACGGGGGCGTCAGGGCGGTTGGACTCTTCCCGGGCAGGCATCAGGTTACGGACCAGCATCACAGCGCAACAACAACACCATCTACGACACAAACATATATGGCTCGAAGGGCGACATTATCGTAGCAGCGCTTTCCCGAGAAGTTCCTAAGGTAGAATTTTTTCCTGCTAACCCCGAGTACGGTCCAGATATCGTGGCCGCTGAGGAAGCAGACAAGTTCAAAGACATCTGGGCTCGCAATAACAACCTGCACGCATTGCTGGTTGACTGCGCCCGTATCTTCTGGAATGAAGACAGAATTCTTGCATGGACACGCTATGAGTTGAATGGTCAACTCTATGGCTTCGAAGGCGAAAGTGAAGAAGAGCCAGTGGTTCCTGAGGATATCCTTAACCCGCCCGAAGGCACGAACACTGGGCAAGAAGGTTTGGAAGAGGTTCAGGAACAACTTGATTCGCCAACCGAGGGTATACAAAACGAAGAGGATGTAAACCAGGAAGTCCCTGCTGCTCCGCAGAAGAAACCCCGTGGTCGAGAAGTCACCAACTTGTTCGGCAAACTGGATCACAAAGTTCCCATAGCCGTGGACGCCATTAAAGATATGCAGTTCATCCAACTATATCAGGATTTGGACGTTGCTATCGCCAAAGCGTATGCCCCGTGGATTGCAGACAAAATCAAACCGGGATCAGATGGAAACTCAGAAGTTGAGTTGGACAGAATCGCACGCGAAAACGTACGCCAAGCGGTACTCGGCGCGTATGTGACAGGTGACTCCTTACAACGCCACACAGTTGTGAAGCACACATGGTTCCGCCCCTCGATGTTCATGGACGAAAAAGTCAGTGACGCGGTTAGGGCTGAGCTAATGGAAGCGTTCCCTAACGGCGCACTTCTCGTGAAGGTTGGTGCGAACTACGCATTCTCCCGCAATGAGAGCATGGACGCACATTTGGCCATTGCTCACCCGTTCTCGGGCAAGGGTCAGAATCGCAGATCGCTCGGCAACTCAATGATCCCCATCCAGAAGCGCATCAACGATTGGGTTGACCTTCAGGACGACTTTTTCAAACGCACAGTCCCTAAGAAGTGGATGAACGCAGAAGCGTTCGACATGGAAGCACTCAAGGGGCAGACCAACATACCGGGAAGCACTGGACCTTTCCAGCCTCAGCCCGGGTTGACTACCGCAGACCAGTACATAATGGTTGAGCCCACTCCGCAGCCTCAGAATTCCTTGGCTACATTCATTCAGTGGTTTATCACAACGCTGTCTGAGGAGATCACAGGTGCTCTGCCGTCCTTATTCGGTGCAGCAACGGGTGAGAACACTGTAGGTAACGCAGTTATTCAGATGGATCAGGCACTGCAACGCATTGGGTGCCCTTGGAACAATATTCAAGACCTCTTCGCAGAGTGCGCTAGACAAGCAGTTGGGTGCGCGGCAGACTGCCGAGAAGGTCAACGCATTTCCCAGACGGTACCCGGGCGTGGTGTAGTTTCAGTCAACACATCTAACCTGTCAGGAAATGTTCTGTGCTTCCCCGAAGCCAACCCTGCTTTCCCAGAGTCTTGGAACCAGAGAGAAGCAAAGTTGATGAAGATAGTGGATTCCAGCACTACCAACCCAGCCATCGCGCAGTGGATATTCTCCCCTGCGAACTTGCCCATCCTTCAGGATGGCATACGCATGAAGGCGTTCAAGGTTCCCGGTGCATCATCTATCACTAAGCAGAAGGCGGAATATGAAATCCTTCTAAGGTCTGGTCCGATGCCTAATCCGAAGGTAGCCCAGATTCAGCAAGTACTCGATCAAGCTGCTGAGAAGATGAATCAGTTGACCGCAGTGGGCCAACCGATGCCACCTGAAAACATGGCAGCGTTGCAGCAGATGCAACAAATGCAAAAGTCTATGCCGCCCCAGGTTAGTACCGTCCCTGTCGCACAAGACGAGAGTGAGTTACACAGTGTAGAGGCCGGGGCTTGTCAGGACTGGCTAAACAGTTCTGAGGGCCAGAAGTTTCACTTCGGAACCCCGCAGCAGCGTGCAGCATTTGAGAATGTGAAATTGCATTGGCAGGAGCACATGACGATGGCAAAGCAAATTGCCGCCGCTAATGCTCCTCCGATGGACAAGCCGCCTAGTGAATCCATCAGCGCCGACATCTCCAAGATGCCGACATCTGTAGCCATTCAGTTGCTAGCAAAGATGAAAGTCAATGCTACGCCTGCGGATTTCCAACAGCACGCGGGTGAGCAGTTGAACCAAAAAGTTCAGGCTAAGGCAATTCCCGCTGCCCTTGCTGCACATGACAAGCCACAAACACTCCCTCAAGGGGGTGAGCAACCTCGCCAATTACGGCGATAAAGATACCACAGGACTTATAAACCTGTGTTAGAGTTGGGAGCAGCCACGAACTGCTCCCTTCTCGACCTTTCGTGGAGGAATGCATGATTGTATACTTGGTTACAAACAAGACTAACGGAAAACAATACGTAGGGCAATCTGTTGGAACCTTGGATTATAGATGGAAAAAGCATTTAGCTGCTGTACGAGAAGGAAGCTCTTATTACTTTCATAGAGCTATAAGAAAGTATAGTGAGGAGTGTTTTTCTATAGAACTGATTCATGTCTGTGAGACCAAAGAGGAGATGGATTTTGTAGAAATATTTTACATTAGTTTACTGAATACCAAATCTCCTAAAGGGTACAATTCCACAGAAGGTGGGGAAGGAACTGTAGGACACAAACACACCGAGAAATCTATACAGCAGATGAGAAAGTCTCATGCAGGGTTTGTAGTAACGGAAGAGCATAAGGAAAAGCTTCGCAAGGCAGCTAAGGGTGTTCCTAAAACCAAAGAGCACCGAGATAGCATTTCAAAAGGCAGACTGGGTATGAAGTTCTCTCCCGAGCATAGGGCGAATATAATCCTCGGACACACCAAGAGGGTGTGCAAACGAGGGCACCTTAGAACCCCTGAAAACATAAACAAAGATAAAGGGTGCAAAGAGTGTAAGCGCGCAACAGAACGAGAGAGGAGACACGGATGTCTGAAAAAGAACTAGTTGCCCTGATTCAGCGCCACGGGAGTACTACTCTCAACGA